GCGGTGCTGGGCATTGCGGTGGACGGCAATGCCGACCTCCGCAATGCCGTCCTCAGCAATGCCGTCCTCCGCTATGCCGACCTCCGCAAAATCGCACCTTATTTCAGAATTGTTCCAGAAAAGGGATCATTCATAGCATGGAAAAAAGGAGCAAATGGATGCATAATAGAACTCGAAATCCCGGCAGATGCAAAAAGGCACAATCATATAGGTGGAAGAAAATGCAGGGCGGAGTTTGTGAAAGTGGTTGATATACGAAACGCCAAAGGGCACAAAGTTAAATCCTGCTTTAATGGCACGCACACCCAGAGGATTGAATACAAAACAGGTGAGATTGTGAGGGCAGACAACTATGATCCTGACCCGAGGGTTGATTGCTCAGGAGGTATTCATTTCTTTCTAACAAGACAAGAGGCAAAGGATTGGTAATTAACACCACAGAACAATGAAAACAAAGCCGAATAGATTTATGGTAATGGTGGAAAAAGTGAATGAATTTGAAACCATATTGACCAATGAAAACGGGGACAGATTCATATTTAATCCACAACAACATGAAGGACTTGCAGACTTTTTCTTTTGTAAACCCACAGAACAATAACACATATTAATGTTAAAAACATAGAATAATGAAAGTATTAGTGGCGTGTGAATTTTCGGGGATAGTCAGAGAGGCATTTAAGGCACGGGGGCATGATGCCTGGAGTTGTGATTTGTTGGACACAGAGATTCCGGGGCAACATATTAAAGGGGATGTTCTGGAAATATTGGACGATGAATGGGATTTGATGATAGCGCACCCGCCATGCACTTATTTTGCAAATTCCGGGGTAAGGTGGCTAAAGAATAGCGATGGATCATGGAATGAACCGAGAAGATGGAAGTTGAATGAATCGCTGAATTTCTGGATTACATTAGAATTTGCAGATATACAAAAAATAGCAATGGAAAACCCAATACCACACAAATACGCAAAATTAGTAATGGGTGACTATACACAAATTATTCAACCTTGGCAGTTTGGGCATCCCGAAACTAAGGCAACTTGTTTATGGCTTAAAAATTTACCGAAGCTAAAACCCACAAATATAGTTGATGGCAGAGATGGCAGGGTATGGAAGGAACCACCGGGGCCGGACAGATGGAAGAATAGGTCAAGAACTTACACAGGCATAGCAAAAGCCATGGCAGAACAATGGGGATAACCAAAACATAGAATAATGAAAATATGCTCTCAATGTAAACAGGAACTCCCCGTTGAATCATTCGCACTGAAAAACAAAGATCATGGCCCCGAATCACCACGACAGAGTATCTGCCTGGAATGCAACCGTCAAGCATGCAGAGAACGCTATAAAGACCGAAAACAGCAGCGGAAGAAGAAACATTCAGAATGGAACCCAGAATGGGCAAGCAACATAAAAGAAAAATTCATATTCCAGGCTTTCTGAAATGAACATAGAACAACACATAGGGAACACCGTTGGGATTATCTACAAAGACAGAAACGGATATGAGCATAGAAGATCCGGTGTAATAATTGCAACAACTGTTTCCAAAGTGATAATGCTGCTGTTGAATGATGGCGAAGAAGATAAAGAAGTGATAATCCCAATAGGAAATATTGAAAGGATATGCAAGCCGTGGGAATTGAAAGAAGATTTGACACAAAACGAATAATTATCTATCTTGCAAAAGGATTTATCTGGTTTTCGTGGTTTAGTGGTTAGCTTGCCCATCCTGCTAGGGATGGGCTTGCTTTTTATATCCAAATGTCCTAATTTTGCTAATCTATAACAGTTTGTATTAGTTATATGGCAAATACAACAGGTAAAAAATTCGGGGGAAGGCAAAAGGGAACGCCAAACAAGGTAACTCAGAAGGCAAGAGAAGATTTTCAACAGATAATGGCAGGGAATGTTGATAGAGTAGAAAAAGCCTTGGAAGAAATCTACAAAAAGGATAAGAAAACATTCCTGTATGTTCTGAGTAAATATTTCCCTTATTTCTTACCAAGGCAGGAACAGATTGATATTTCAAATCCTGATGGTTCATTGAGATCAAATAACAAATTTACCATAACATTCAGGGATGAGTCTGAACCTGACCAAGCCACAACAGTTTAATGCCACATCCCTAAAGCCTATCAATCTATTCATGGCAGGGGTAGGAAGTGGGAAAACATATCTTGCCGGGGCTTTATCTTATTACTTCATTCTAAATTTCCCAAAGATCAAGGGAATGATTGCTGCAAACACATACTTGCAGCTTACTCAATCTACAATGTTTCGTATTCGTGAAGTCTGGAAAGTACAATTTGACCAGATAGAAGGCAGGGATTATGTTGTAGATAAAAAACCACCGGGAAACTTTAACACCGAAGATCACAATTACGATGATTATTACAATATTATCAGTTTTGAAAACGGAGCAGTGATATTTAAGGCTTCTTTGGACAAGGCTTCAGCACATGAAGGTAAAGAAGTGGGATGGTGCATGTGTGATGAAACGAAAGATTCCCGCGAGCAGGATATAAAAGATGTTATTCTTGCCAGACTAAGACAGCGTGGGATATTCATCAATGGGCAGGGATTGACTGATAAAGATACTGGAAGATCCTTCAATCCGCTTTATATCTTCACTTCGCCTGCCAAAGTAGACTGGATTAACGAATGGTTCGAGCTGGACAGGTGGGAGGGCGAAATAGGCACAAAGATATATGAAGAAAAGGATTTCTTTAGGAAGGAGTTTGGCAACAAGTGTATATCTATTTCCAGCACACTGCACAACCAGGATAATGTTTCAACAGGCTATATCGCTAATATGATTGCTAACCATACAGACCGGGAAGGCAATCTGAAGCAGTCAGGCAAAAGGCTTATCTACGCTGATCCTTTCGTTAAAGCTGGCGGAGAGTATTTCAGTTCATTTGACCGTATTAGTCATGTTGGTGATTATCCTTTCGTAAAAGGCGAACCCATACACATAAGCTATGATTTCAATGTTGTTCCGTACATGACATTACTGTGTTTTCAGATTATACACCGCGAAAAGTGGTGGGAGGTAAGATGCTTCGATGAATTCTGCCTTCCATCACCTAAGAACAGCACTGAGGCTATAACAAGTGAGTTCAGGCGTGAATACATTGACCATCTTAGCAACGGGCTGTACTATTATGGTGATCCTACGGGCAAGTCAAGAGATACCAGGGGCAGGCGCAATGACTATGATATAATCGAAGGTGTGCTGTCCAGGCACCTGAATAATTACAGCCGAAGGGTAGCACACAGGGCTGCACCTGTTGTTCAGAGAAGAGATTTTATGAACAATATCTTTGATGAAAAGTATGATATTCGTATTTTTATAGATCGCAAATGCTCAAAACTGATTGCAGACCTTGAATATCTGAAAGAAGATATTGATGGCAAGAAGATGAAAGTGAAAGTAAAAGATCCAGATACAGGGCAGACTTATGAGAAATATGGTCATTGTGGTGATGCCCTTGAATACTTCTGCACTGAAGCCTTTCAACCGTACTTTAAAAAATTCAAATAATGGCAACAATTGATGAAGATTTATTGCTTAATATTCAACTATTATCGCAGATAGTAGTAAATGAATCCAGGCATCCTTATTACGAAAGAGTAACAAAGCTGGCTAAGAATTACCGCGCTTATGTTACAGGCATAGGGCTTGATGAGATGATGGAACGCTATGCACCCCGTGAAGATGAAGAATCTTTTAAGCAGCGTAAACAGATAACACAGCACATCATCCCAGGTGTAGTAGGTAATATTACATCAGTAGAACGCAAAGTGCCAAGGTCAAATGGCAAAACCCGTGTTCTGGCTTATGAAGAAGATCAGAAGTACCACAAAGCCAATGAACTGGAAAAGATTCTTTCAAAGTATTGGGGCACTATGACCCTGGATGATTGGATGGCTACACGGTGGATAGAACTCAATGATGTAGATCCTAATACTTTTGTGGTGGTGGAGTGGGATAATTTTGATCCTAAGCAAGAGAAGCCTGCACCGTATCCTTATGAGTCCAGCTCTCATGATGCTGTGATGTTTGAATACATCAATAATATCCTTCAGTATTTGGTAGATATGAAAGTGTTTCCTACTGTTGATATTGATGGCAATGAAGTGGAGGCACAGAAATACACTATGTACCTGATGAATCAGACCATCCAGGCTGTGCAGATATTTGATAAGAACATCCAGGCCAGTATAAAAGAGGATGGTGAACTTGTAGATATTGACGGTACATACTACTTCCGAAGGAATGAGAAGGTTTATTTTCAGGTGAAGATAATGAAGCCACACAAACTTGGCTATGTTCCTGCTTTTCGTGCAGGCTACAAGAGAGATGAGGCAACCAATGGCGAAACATTTGTAAGCCCTTACCATGATGCTGTGCCGTATCTTCAGAAAACTATCAAGGCTAATTCTGAGATGGATCTCACTATGGCACTGCATGCTTTCCCTCAGAAGATTATTACTGCAAGGAAGTGTGCTGATCCAGACTGTTATGGTGGGTATATACGCAAAGAAGGCAGCATCAGTGTTTGTAAGACCTGTGAAGGCAAAGGATTTGATGTCCATTCTTCAGCACAGGATATTATATTTGCGCCTATTCCTGAAAACCCTGATGAGCAGCTTGCTCTAGATAACATGGTAAGATACATCACACCGGAAGTGGCACTTGTGGAGTTCCAAAGAACGTATCTTGAATATCTTACTAATGAATGTATGCAGGCAGTATTCAATTCTGATGTGTTTACTAAAGAAGAAGTTGCTACAACTGCTACTGAGAAACGTATTGACCTGGATAATGTGTATGATACGCTGTACCCGCTTAGTGTGAAGTTTGCAAGGGTGTGGGAATTCCAGGTAAAAACTATTTCCAGGATAACGAAAACAGATAAGGGGCTTACTGCCAGGATGACTTTCTCTAAGGATTTCAAGTTCAAGAGTAAGGATGATTATATTGCTGATCGCAGGGCTGCCAAGGAAGCGGGTGTGCCGGATGCTATCTTGAGGAATATTGATGATGAGATCATGAAGATTGATACAGCAGAGAACCCTGAAGAATTTGCAATATATCGCACAATACAAAGCTTTGATCCTTTTAGTGGCAAATCACAGGAAGAGATTATCACAGCTATGGCAAGTAATACTGTACCTTTTGAAATCAAAGTACTGTATGATAACATGGGATGGATCTTTGATGAAATATTCATGGAGCATCCTGATTTCTTTATGTGGGATCGCAGGAAGCAGAATAAGACAGTAGATGATAAAGTGAAGGAATTGACTGAGCAGCTAAAGAAGGACAATACCACATCACCACCTGATCTTGGCTAATCAGAAAAAAATAAAAGAACTGTGGAAGCGGAAAGATGATTACATTTCCGACAGGCTTCAGATGCTTACCAGGAAGGTAGACAGGGCACAGGCTTCATTCCTAAACACCCTGGTTGCTGATTATATGGGTGGGTTTGATGTTGATGCAGCAGGCAACCTTCTTCCATCTACAAAGAATATGAGAATGGCTATCAGACTTGACAGGCTGTTTGATAGCCTTGACAGCGACACACTCAGAGCAATAAACACACAGTTTGGAAAGGATATGCTGAAGCTTACACCACTAAGCGGAAGATATTACACTGCTATGGGTGAACCAGCTGATAGGGTGAAATCCATAGGTGAGAAGGTAGGATTCATAGAGCAAGGGATAGGGATCAAAGGTGATGAGATCATCAAAGGTGGTTATCTTGATACACTATCCAAAGTTCCTGAAGTAAGGCAGCAGCTAAAAGATTATGTTATTTCTTCTGTTGCTAATAAGAAAGGCTATTCTGAGTATCTACGGGGCATGAAGGAACTTGTTGTAGGTGCAGGACAGAAAGCAGGTATATTAGAAAGGTATTACAGGCAGTTTGCTTATGATACGTTCAATCAGACCGATGCAGCCATAAATAAGCACTATGCTGATAGCCTGGATCTGAAATGGTTCGTTTATACTGGTTCGATCATTGACAGCACCAGACCATTTTGTAGGAAACGGGCAGGGAAAACATACAACACCGAAGAAGCTGAAAAGTGGAAGTGTGATCGTGATCTTATTGCCAAGCCTAAAGGAAAGAAGTGTGATGATAGCTATAATCCGTTAATTGAACGTGGCAGATATAATTGCAGGCATACCATTAGGTACATCACTGAAGAATTAGCCTGTAACAATGGCAGGAAGGAGGCTTGTGAAGAACCTGTAAAAGAAAAACCAACAGTTAAGGAGGTGCCTGCAAAAAAATCAGTAAAGCAACAAACAGGTGTTCCAATATCTGAGAACTATGATGAAGCCATGAAGAACCAGGATGAATGGATCAAGAAGCTAGATAAAGATGAGAAGGATATATTACTACAATATACAAGAGGGAAGGACAAGGAGATAAATGATGGGCTTAGGTTTGGAAAGGGTTCAATAAATAAGGAACAAGTGGATAGACTATCTGAAATACTTGCTAAGGCACCGAAGTTCAAAGGTGAAGTTTACAGAGGTATTGAGATAAAGAACCTGGATGAGTTTAATAACATAGTTAGTAATCTGAAGGTAGGTGATGTTTTTGTTGATAAGGGTTTTATGAGTACATCATTTGATGAGGGTGTTGCACAGGCATTTACTAACTGGACAAGCATGGATTCAAAGAAGATCATTTATAAAATACGATCCAAGACAGGTGTTCCGATTGAGAAATTAAGTAAATTTATGGACGAGAAGGAGATTTTGTTTAACAA